CTGAGTAGTTGGTCAAATCCGTCCGCCACTCTAATCTGTGCCATAATTCACACCGCCCTTCCGCTCCAAGTACAATTCAACCTCATCCTGTCCCGGTCTGTAGGTTCGGTACACGCCATACAGGAGACCGTCAACCTCGACCGTCTCCTGATCGTTGTACTCTTCCGCCCACAGCGTGACCTTCAAGGCAGGCTTGATGTTGTTCTGTCCCATGGTGGCGATCTCTTTTCCGCTAATAGATGCCACCTTGCACCAAACGTCAACAGCAGACTCTATGGTGTTCTCTTCATCCACAAAGCCTGCTGCGTCCTCTACTGTCTCATATGCCAGCAACCTGCATCGCTGGTTCTTATCGTTCATGATCACTCAGAATCACCGCCCTCCTTGTATTCGGAGGCAAGAGAAAGAGCGTCACGAAGTTCCTTGTAGGATCTTTCATAACGCTCTGCTTCTCCATTGTAATTCTGTTGCCATCTGAGGTAGCACCGAAGGCAAGCTTTGACAAGGAATGCATCTGAAGGAATGGTGTTGACACCTGCTCTGGACAAGTCCATCAGAAATGCGTTCTGCAAATCCTCCAGTTCATTGTCAAGATACTTGCCGCTGATACGTACCATGTTTCGCATTTCTTTGAGGTCAACGTCCATGGTCAGCATCAGCATCAACCTCCTTGCTGTGCAAGAATTTCAGCTATGATGTCAGCTTTCTTCGTTGCCGTAATCGTATAGCCCTTCTCGGCGGCAAGTTCCCTTAACTGGGCTATGGTCAAGGCCTGCAATTCGGACTCAGACAGCGTACCGTCATTGTCCGTATCAGCCGTTGCCGCCATCATGAGTTTTTTAACAGTGCGTGTGCCTTTGTGGTTGTCACGTTGCCGTCTACGATTGCATAAGCGCAGTAGTCAGCGGTACGCTCTTTGACATGCTCCTCTGTTGCGAGGCTCATGTCTTTGTTGACGTTCGCAATGTAGCCAACGGACGGATTCGCAAAAAGGATCTCACCATCTGCCAGTGCGTCTTCACGCTTCACTTCGATGCCAAAGATGCGAGAAATGCCGCCATTGATCGGATCTGCAATCATGATAGGTCTTCCGTTCTGATCCTTGACATTCGCCAGCTCGCCCCATTTTGTCGTATTGTTTACATAAATGCGAAGACCGTCCAGACCATATTTGATCTTAGAGAGTGCGGCTGTCAGATCAGAGTAAGCAAGTTCACCTGCGGTATAAGTCTTAACCTGCGGAGTGCTTGTCTCTGCCAGAAGAGCAGTGATGATACCCTTCGGTTCAGCTTTAAATGTATCGGATGCTCCAGGCTGGCCTTTGCCTTTAGCTACGCCATAGGAGAGAGCCTTGCCCATCTTGTCAGCCAGTTTGCGCTGAATGAAGGGGATGAAATCCTCGACAGCCATCTCGCGCAGTTTCCAAGAAACAACGATGTTCCTTGCCAGTTCGCATCCGGTGAGAGAAATCGTGCGGAAGGTTTCGGAACCGTCTGCTGTTGCGGTTGCTTCATCGTACCAAGCTGCTTCACTGGAAACATCGGAAACGATCATGTTGTAGTTGCCGTTAACATATGTTTTCTGAGCGTCAGCCCAAAGCGGATGCTGTTCCTCAATCAGATCCCAGATACCCTGCGCTACGGAAGTCGGGATAACTGCGCCGGTGTTGACGGTTGTCAGTGCTGCATTGACCATCGAGATGGTGCTGTTCTCAGCATCTGTGAGCTTTTTGCCCATCATCATCTTGGCCCATGCGGTCTCATATGCTTTGCTGTTCATATCTGTTTTCTCCTCGTTTGCGGCCTGCGGTTCAAAGCTGACCGATTCCATGACTACTGCTGCCGGGGAAGCCTGCACAGCGGCATCCTCGATGTTGTAGCTTCTGCGATCATCGGAAAGGACTTTCGCATCGGCGATCCGCTGGGAAGTGACATCCCATTTCTCGTTCAGTGCATTGATCTCGTCTACTTTTGCCTGATACTCTTCGTCACTGGCATCGTTTTCGATCAGTGCGGTAAGCTCTTCGTTGAGCTTGTCATACATTTCTTTGTAATCTGCATATTTCATAGTCATTTACCTCCGTAAAATTCTTTTGCTTCTCGCAAGACGCTTGGCTTCCATGCTTCTTTCAAGCCGCCTTGCTTCTGCCGTGTCTGTGGGTTCCGGCTCGATGTGTACGATTGCCATCTGTCTTGCCTTTGCCATCTGCTCTTCTGTCGGCAACGAAAAAAGGCCGCATGATGCGACCATTGGCAATGCTTCTCCCTCTTTACTTTCAAAGATGATTTCATCGACCAGACCACGATCTTTTGCCTGCTCGGCTGTCAGCCAGGTCTCGTTTTCCATCATCTCAAGAGCCTCTTCTTCCGTCATGCCCGTCTTTTCGGTGTATGCGGTACATAGAGCATGGTCGGCTGTCCGTAACACTTCCGCCATATGCTCCATATCGTTGTGGTTTCCTCTGACTCCGCTCGACACACAATGCACCATCATCAGTGCGGTCGGTGACATGGCGCAATGACTCGCGCAAGCGATGATGGACGCCGCCGAACACGCCTGCCCGGTGATGTAAATGTTGACCGGGTTCGTTTCGGCCTTCTGACGTAGCAGAGTGTATATCTCGCTTCCGACATCAATCACGCCGCCCGGTGAATTGATGTAGACATCTACGTCATCGCCTGCGACCATCTTGTCCAACACTCCGGTGACATCTTTCGTGCATGTGCTGTCCATTTCCAGCCATTCGTAGTACCACTTGTAGTCATTCGGGATGATGTCTCCCCGAATATCAATCTTATGTTTCGCCATCTGTCTCACCTCCGTTCTGCCCTATCGGCACAGTGTCAAGTCTTCGGACGTATACATCTCCGCCCGGTATCGGCGGCAGATTCAGAATGGTTCGGATTTCGTTCGCGTTCATGATGCCACGGTCAAGGAAGGTAACTAGGTTGAGTTTCGTGGACATGGATGCGTACTGAAGTGATGCCGCCTCAAAAACTATCTGATTCCCGAAGTTGATTTCCTTCTTGGTAAACAGCCTTAACGTCAGCACTTCGCCAAACTGGATGGCAATCGGTTCAACTTGTGCTTCGTAAAATGCATTCCATTGGTTTTCATCGTAGGATGATTGCACGATTGCCTTGTTGACTCCAAAGAAGCTATAGATCCTGTCCGTCAGCTTGTCCGTTGTGGCGGCATTCGGGACATAGTCCTTCGGCTCGATTTGCTTGGCATCCACCTTCGCATCAACGCCGGCCGCGCCAAAGGAGTCTGATTCAACAGACAGGTAATTGTTTACAAACTCGGAGACGTTTTTCTTGACATCCTCCGGCCGCATACCCGTGTTGAATTTAAGCAGCCATCGAATGATGCTACTGTTCTTGATGGCCTTAACGATACCTTGGTCAATCGTGCCTACGCATTCCATCAGCTGAGTAAGTGCCGATGCAGGGTTCGTCCCAAAGAAGGCATCACCGGAGAAGTCTCTTCTCAGATGAACAATGTCCGCGTAGTCAAACAGCATCACCCTGCCGTTATTCAAAACGAATTTGACCATATCAACGCCGTTGTCGCAAACATGTTCCGCTGACCGGCACTCAATCGGATAAAGGCCAATCGGTCTGTGCGGTGGATCTATTTCACGCTCCACCAATGCAAACGCATTTCCGGTAGTGATCAGCTGGAATGCCATCTTCTCCGAAAACTGCTGCATGGTCATCCTTGGGTTCGGATACCGCAGAATCATCTTGATGTTCGTCATCGGATTGACCGTCAGCCCTTCCGCTCCCGTCCGTATATGTTTTGCGACCAGTTTCCCGACCGCTTTCACAGCCGGCCTGATGCATGCCATGACAATGTCCGATTCGTACAGTTTTCCGTTCCATGCGAGATAATGGTCTGAATACAAATTGACCATCTGAAGGACAGCATTGTTGTCCGGCTTCACAGTAGGATCTCGGCTTCTTCGCAAGTTGAAAAGTCTTGGAAATTTCATGCTCTCACCTCTCAAATCATCGACATATAGTCATTGAAAAATTGCTGATAAATAACATAAGCGTCCAAGAGCGCGGCTGTTCCATCGATTCGCCGTGTCGGGACGCTTGTTTTCATCGGTTGTATGTTGTCGTTGCGATCTATATCAACTGCGGTATTGAATAAGCACCACTTGTCAATCGGGTTATTGTTGTATATCACTTTCTTGGCATCAAGATCCGCGCCAAGTGACTTCATGGGTCCGGAAAGCGTTTTCTTGCCTTGGATGACCTGCTCCATGATACCCGTACCAAATGTCTGCTCCATCTCTTCCACCCAGTACTTCGCAGACCAACTATCGTATCCGACCTTGTACAGATAAACATCCAATTGCTCCTGCACTTCCAAAAACCAATTCGTAACATCGTGATAGCTGATTTGGTTTCCTTTGCAAGTCCGCATCAGGCCTTGTTCAATCCAAACGTCATACGGAATGTGGTCTTCCTTGACTCGCTTCTCGACATTGTCTTCCGGTATCCAGTACATCTGCAGCACATACACACGCTCATCGTTCGGGATCCTGAAGATGACCTTTGCAGCTGTCAAGTCGGTCGTACTGGAAAGGTCAACGCCACCGATGCCGTACCTGGGCTTCAGTTCCGTCACATCGAAGCGTTCCTCGTTCACCACCTGTTCCGCAGTCAGCCATGCCTCTCCCGTTGTTTCCGGAATGTTGAATTCCTTGCAGACCAGATTCTTGACGAGAAGCGGATTCGCCTTGGCTTTCTCCACCTTATCCTTCAGAGTGGTGTAGTTCTTAATCGTACCAAGCCCGGGATTCGCCTTCTTCCAACAGCTTTCGTCCATCCATTCTTCACGCTTGTCCAATTCGTAGACAAAAGCAATGAGCCTCTCGTCTTTGTATCCCATCGGGTCAAAGTAGCCTTCGATGACTCGTTTGGCTTCGTCGTATTTCATGTCATAGATGTCTTCGCGGATTGTGCCTGATGTTGTTGTGATAAAAATCAAAGGCTGTTCACGGGCAGAGCATCCGTCAACGATAACGTCATAGAGCGGTTTGCCCGATTGCCATGCATGAATTTCATCGAGCAAACTGCAATGGACATTCAGACCGTCCAGTGTGTTACTGTCGGAAGCAAGCGGTTTATACGTTCCGTCACAGAAGTCCGCCGCAATCTCGCCCACAAGGCTTCGTGTGCGTTTTGCTAATGCAGGTGATTTTGCGATCATCCTTTTGGACTCCATCCAGATGATTTTTGCTTGCTCACGCTTTGTTGCACAACTGTACACTTCCGGCCCTGGTTCACCGTCAGCCATCAGCATGTAGAGTCCGACGATTGATGCCAACAGTGACTTGCCGTTCTTACGGCCTACAATCAGAATTGCCTCTCTGTACTTCCTGTTGCCCTCGATATCAACAAAACCGAAGATAGCGCAGAGCAGTGCCTTCTCCCACAATTCCAGCCTTACCGGTTTTCCGCCAAACTTGCCCTTGGAATGCTTGCAGAAGTTTTCCGCAAACTCCAATACCCTGTTTGCCCGTTTCGGGTCATAAAAAAACTCGCTTGCGTTTGGATTGTCCAAATCGTAAACGAGTTTGCGGTATGTTTTTTCTATTTTGGCAGAGACAATCTCTTTCCCTTCACGTATCGCCTCCCAATACTCTCTAATTGGGTTGTAGTCTAAGGCGTACTTAATCATCGTTCGATGCTAAAAATTCATCAAACCCGTCTGTCTCTGCCTTTGCGGACAGGTTTTCTTTCGGAAGCAGGTCACTCAGCTGCTTGATGGTCTTGTTGTACTGTGCGGATGTTGTTCCGTACAAATCAGCGGCAGGCCGCTTGCGTTCGTACGGCGGAAACTTGTCCGACTGGTGAAACAGCTCTGTATACCCGTGCTCCTGCAAGTCTGCCCACAGATCCTCAACCATGATCCTCTGTTTGGCAGCGTTTTCGATGAGTCCTGCCGCGACCTGCTTCTTTGTCGACTCGATATCCGCGTATATCTTTTCAAGTCTTGCCTTCTCATTCTTAATTCTTGTTTCTATACTTATCTTCGGCATCTTCTCACCTCCTCCGGCCAAATATAAAGGAATGGGCCTAAAAACGACCTGCGCATTTTATCAAGGGCGGCATCTCGGTCCCCCAAAAATATTTTATAGGGTTCAGCATGGGGGGATATCCTTTCCGCGTGTGGCCTCGGTCCGACGCTCAACGACATCACCGTCCGCCGTGAACTCGTACACAACCATCCCCGAAATTTTGTGGGAAACTCGCTCGTGTATGATGTCGTGACAGTTGTGACAGACATACTCGAGGTTAGACCACGACAGTGTTATATCAGGATCATTGATGTTGTTTGGTGTGAGCCAGTGCCTGTGGTGCACGATCACGCCCGGTCTGTCGTGGCACTCCTGGCACATGCCGCCGTCTGTCGCGATGCGGCTCTTGATAAATGCGTTCTTGGTTTTGTGCCAGGCTTTTGATTTATAAAAATCTTTTGCAAATTCTCTTGCCAAAATAAATCCTCCAAAATACGGGCAAATCCCCGACACGATGACGTGCCGAGGATCTGAGGGATGAAGACGTAAATGGATACATCTTTGAGCCTTTGCCCAGTTTATATTATAAATCAGAAAAAAGGTACAGTGACGGACTTTTTTTTCGAAACAATGTAATAAACGCGCCGCCGAAGTCTGTAAAACATCTTGTCGGTGCACGGAATGTGCATTATGTCTCGTAAATAATCGTACTTGATGCCTTCCTGCGTCACGGCTTTGTGGAGGTACGGGATCAATTCCGGATGTTCCGCACACGCTTCCTTGACCGCATCGTCAATCGAATCAATCATGTAAGACAAATCTGCCAAACGAATTGCCTGAGATTCTGTCGCGGATCCAGCTGAATGATTGCTTGCACTGATCGTGTCGTATCGTACACCGCTCACGCCTGTTTCCGCCGACAGCGCATTGTACTCATCGCGGTAAGTGTAATAACTCAAGCAATGATGATATGCTTGTAAAAAAATATGTTTCGGCAACCAATAAGGATTCTTCCGGCTCAGTTGCGAATTAAGTAATCTCGGCAATTCTCTTTCCACCTCCAACACCAATCATCGGGACTCATGTAATATCCTGTCTGATCACAGTCTCCATAGTCCCAATGTTTACAATTCTCACACATCATGATAGGGTCTCCATGTTCCGTCCTCTGTTCGTTTAAGGACTCTTTGGTTTGTACTGCCTGCCCACGGATAAGGTTCACTTCGCAATTCCTCCATGTATTCACCGTCAACGAGTACGTCTATGTATTGCAGTATCGGGTCATCTTGTATCTCTTCCAACTTATATCCTGTGTACATCCATATAGTTTTTGTGTCTCCGAACCTTTGCCTAAATGCTTTGCACAAAGACAGGATAGCCTTCCTGTTCCCTGGA